TTTATCGATGGTTTCATTTGCTTGCGCCTGAGCAACACGTAAAGTTGGCTCTGCCGCCTGGCGCGTCATCTCCATTACTTTCGCCTGGTTTTCGAGTGCAACCGCCTGATTTTGGGCGGGGATTTTCGTCACCGCCAAAACGTCACGGGTCAATTCTATTTCCGACTGGCGTAGGTTTTTGCTTGCCGTATCCAGGTTGATTCGGGCGGTTTCCTGGTTCATTGCGCTAATCGCCCCAGCAGTGGCAAGCGCCTGAAACTGGCTTGCATCCACAGCGGGCGCGGCGGCGATTGTTGGGATTGGCGTGCCTGGCGGGGTGGCTTTCGGTTCCTGGTACAACTGGGCAGCGCCCGCCTGGGTTGGGTTGGTGACGACATACAGCACGCCACCCGCGACCAAACAGAGCATAAAAACGGCGAAAAATGGGATAGCTTTATTCATGGTTGGTTTTCCTTATGCCCAATCTGCAAAATCGTCGTAATCTTCGACTGATAATTTCCCGTTGCGCATCCGCAATTCCTGACGCGGTTCCGGCTTTCGGGTTGGATAGGTGATCGCGCCAGTTTCAGGTATAAAACCTGCCGGGAACATGATAGCAGCAGCCAGCGCCAGGGTGGACGGGATGCCAACGAACACGACCAGCCCAGCAAACGCGGCGAGTATTGCCATGCCCAGGTATAGCGCGTTTTCGTCAAGTGTCCTAGCGCCTGCATCCGCAATCGGGGCGCGGTAGGCTTCCGGGTTATAGGCGGCGATCTGGCCAGTGGTATATGACTGGTAGCACATCACCGAAATGACGCAAAAAACGAACAGGACAAAACCGAAAAGGTGTTTCATTTTTTGACGTCCTTGTTCTGCCATTCCAAAATGCTGGCGAGCGTGTTGTCGCGTATTGCGGCATCAATAATTAGCTGAGCGGCGGCGCTTGGGTATAAGCCGTGCCTGGCGGCTTCCTGGCGTAGAGCGTCAACCGTGTCGACCTTCAGACTAAGCCCAGCGTTTTGATGGCGCTGGCCTGGGGGTATAAACTGGCGTTTTTCTGTCATGGCTATTCCTTATTGAAACTGAAAATGATTATCATTTACAATTTAGGTTATACACCCCCCCAATTATCCTGTCAAGAGTTTTAGCAAATCCCTTGACATTATACACACAATCATATATAATGAAGGAAATCAAGGAGCAACCAATGAACGGACATACTTACGAAACCCCCCAGATGACCCGCCTGCAAAACCTAGCCAATGGCGTTAGGATTGGCGAAATCGCCGCCGCAGTTGATACCAGCGACGGCAACCCACATGACTTTGAGCGCCGTCTGCTTGGCGAAGCGCTCTACATTGACGGCTTTCACGAGCAAGCCCGCCGCCGCCTGGCATACCTTGGCGCTGGGTTGAAAGTGGTGGAAGACCCCAGCGAGATTTATGCCGAAATGGCAGAACTCGCCGCATACCTGGGCATTGACGGCGAGAGCCTGCCGAATGACGACCTTGGCGCTCGCTTTATCGTTACCGGCGGGGAAGTGGTCGAGATTGACCCCAGCCCCAGCACCGATGAAGACATGCCCTTCTAATCCAATCCCCCAGGCGACTGGGGGAAATTACCAACCAATAGGAGTAAAACCATGACCACGTTCCAAGAGCAACTCAATTCCGCAAAAAAGACAGTCGTCCTGACTGCCAAGCCCCTGCCGATGGAAAAAGTCGGCGACACCTTCCGGGGCATGTATCTGGGTTCCAAGACCGAAAGCCGCGTTGACGAACACGGCGCTATTACAGAAAAGGTGATTTACCATTTTTTCGACGGTGAGCGTGTTTACTTTTCCATGGGCGCGCAGCTTGGGCGCGTTATTCACGCCCTGCCGGTTGGAATTAGCGTTGAAATCACTTTCACCGAATTGAGCCCCAACAAAAAAAGCGCGGGAAAAACAAAAATTTATGACGTTGCCCCGCTCGATGTGCCGGTCATGGATGTGCGCGAAATGTTTGGCGGCATCCTGGTTATCCAGGCAGAGACGGAAGCCCAGCGGCTCGATGCGCCGAAGGATGAAGAACAGAAGCCGGAAGACAACCGACCTACGGAAGAGAAAATCAACGAGCTTTACAGCATTTAGCCAGCCACCACCCCACCCGGCGCGAGTGTGACGCGCCGGGGCAGATTGGAGAATAAGACATGAGAAACGTTTATGCACAGGTGGCGCAAGACGCCAAAGACGGCGGCGCTAATATCATAATCAACAAACCGGTTGATACCAGCGAAACAAAAACTCTTGAAGAAATTGGCGCAAAATACCAGGATGACGCTTTAGCCATTGCGGACGCGCTGATTCGTAACCTGCCCAGCGGAACGCGCTCGCGCCTGACTTCCATCCTGTTGGAAGAAAGCGCAAGCCGCGATTTTTTGCGGGTTACAAAGTAAGGTTACTCATGGCGGATGCGCCGCCAGAACGGAGATGAGCAACATGCCAAAAATTGACCAAAAACAAATCACGCCCGCCGCGGCTTGGGTTCTGTATTTCGAGAAGCACCCGCAAGACCTGCCGCCTAACGCCCCAGATTACCGCAAAGACGCAGAAGCCTTTGCGGAATGGGCGATGCACAACCTTCCGGTACTGACGATGAAAAACCAGACCGCAGTTGGGATGTACTACACCCCGGAACAGGTGACGAAATGAACGACGAAATGAAACTACGAGAGCGAAAAGAAGAAGCCAGCGAAATCATGCGCCGGGCGCAGGAAGAGCTAGACCGCGCAACGTCCGCTTGGCGTAAGGTCGCCGCCGAATACGGCATGATGAAAGCTAACGAGATTTACGGGATTTTGCCTGGCGACGTGGTTAGGTATGAATCGACCGAAGGGTTAACAAAGCGCGTTGTTATCCGCCGCATGCTTGTGGAAACGGCAGAATACAACGATGAGTATTTGGAAGTTGTTATCGTTGGGCGTTTCATCACGAAAGACGGCAAGTTGGGCGAGCATGCCCGCGTTAGCTTTTGGCGCGGGGCAGAAAGAAAATTTATAAGCCGGGAGCCGCGAAAATGAAACTCACCCGCAAAATCACCACCACCCCCAAGGGCGAACCGCGCAAAGTCGCCCGCCTGAACAGCAACATTCTTGCGGAGCAGGATGCCGCCATTCGTGACATCGCCGCCAAGACCGGCAAGACTTTTACCCAAGCCCTGAGCGCAATCATCAGCGCGGGATTGGATGCGCTGAAATGACCCCGCCACGTAAGCCGGAAACCATGCACCAACCTGTAAACTTTTGGATGCGCCCGAGCGACTATCAGCGGGCGCAAGCCTGCGCCAAGCAGATGGGCATCAGCCTGTCAGAGTTTTTCCGGCGCGGGGCTGTGATGATGGAAGAATCCTACGCCGCCGAAAAGCTGCTGCAAGCCGCGCTGGAATTGCGCGAAAAACGGGAGCGCCAATGAACATAACCTATTACAAATCTAACCGCGGATTTGTGCATATCGCCATCAGCGGAAAACTTCTTTGCAACGGCAGCCGTGTTTATGGCAACGCCGCGACGCCCGCAGAGTGGAAAGCAATGCCCTGCCCGTCATGCAAGGCAGTCGAGCATATCGTCAAGTAACCAAAACCAAAAAAGGAGATTGAAATGTTTGCACTTGAAGAAATCGCAAGCCAGCTTGAAACAAAAACCATACTTCTTTGCGCAGCCCGCCAGCAACTTTATGAAAGCGCCGAAGCCGTTATCAGCGCCGCCGAAAACTTGGCGAACGCAAAAACTTCCGCCATGAACTCGGGGCGCATTGATGGGAAAAACGAAGAAATCCGCAAGGCGCAGTATTCGGAAATCTGCCAAGACGAGCTTGCAACATTGCGTCAATCCGAAGCGCGGGAACGCATGGCGCGGTATAACCTGGAACAAGCGCAAAGCAATCTTGACTTAGCGCGGTATATGCTGAGGATTGCTGAATTATCCGTCAAGTAACCAACCCCGCCCGGTGATGAGCCGGGCGGTAAAATATCCCCATGAAGCAAATCGCCCTATTCTCCGCCGCTTTCGCCACATTCCTGGCGTTCCAGCCCGATGCCCTGGATGCCCGCGTATTCGTGGCAATGTCACCGCTGACACCCTACGCCACGCCGGGATTTGTCAATCCGCCCTGGGTAGCTCTGGTAGTTGCCCCGCTTGCGCTTGTTCCCGAGCGCGTTGCAATCGCGTTGATACTCGCGGCCAATGTCACGGCGCTGATCACGCTTGCGCAGTCACGCGGGGCAGGGTTGGCTGGTCTGGTCATGCTGGCGACATCCTACCCGTTTATGGAGATGTTGCAATCAGGCGCGATTGAGTTTGTACCCGCGCTGGGGTTGTTGGCAGGCGGCGAGCTTGGCGCGGTGCTGCTGCTGGGCAAGCCCCAATCCGGGGCGGGTGTGTTAGTGCGTCGCGGTTGGACCATCCCCCAGGTGATCACGCTTGGCGTGCTTCTGGCGCTGTCATTCATAGCCTGGCCTGGCTGGGTTGGCGACATGCTCACCAACGCCGCCGCTGTGCCGATGGAACGCTGGAACATTGCGCCCTGGCCGTGGGGTATCCCGGCTGGGCTGGCGCTTATTGTGTTGGGGCGCGGTGAACTTTCGGCGCTGGTCGCTACTGTGCTGCTCGTGCCGTACATCGCTCCCCATTCGCTAGTTATCGCCTACGCCGTGCTGGTCTCCAAGCGCCCGCGCCTGGGGGCGCTGGTCTGGGTGGCGGGCTGGGTGTGGGTAGTTGGGAGAGTGCTATGAGCTATGAATTGTTTTGCGGTGACTGCCTGGAAATTCTGCCCACACTGACCGGGCAGGTGGATGCAATCATTACGGATTTACCCTATGGTACGACTGCCTGCCATTGGGACGTGGTTATTCCGTTTGCGCCGATGTGGGTACAGGTGCGCAGGCTGCTAAAACCACGCGGGGCGTTTGTGACCACGGCGAGCCAGCCGTTTACAAGTAAACTGATTATGAGTAACTTGGAGTGTTTTAGACAGGAATTAATTTGGGATAAAATAATGACTTCCACTATAGCTACTGCGAAAATACAGCACTTGAGAAGCCATGAAAATATTGTCATTTTTTACGATAGCCAGACGACCTACAACCCACAGCTAGGAAGCGCAAGCAAGCCATTTGGAAAACTTACCGCTACAACTAGCATTATTACAGGTTCATTTTCTAAAAATCGCGGTGGAGGAATCGGATACCCGAAATCAATTATAAGATTGCCAAGACCGAACAACTTGACAGACGGAGGATTTCACCCCACCCAAAAGCCCATCGCTCTCTACGAATACCTGGTAAAAACCTACACCAACCCCGGCGACACGGTACTTGATTTTACGATGGGCAGCGGTACAACCGGCGTTGCTTGCATCCAAACCGGGCGCAACTTCATCGGCGTAGAGATGGACGCGGAGTATTTCTCCATTGCGCAGCGCCGTATCCAGGCAGCCCAGCCGCCATTGTTTGTTGAGCAACCGCCCGCGCTGGTGGAAGACCCCGAAAAACAGGGCGGGTTATTCTAGCTCGCCCGCCTGATTTTGTGCTATAATACCAGCAGCGGCAGATGCGCCGCTCGGGCTGCGAACCCGAAAACATACAGAGTGAGTGTCAACTAAAATCCATTTGTGGATTTTGCTAATGGTTGGGGCGGTGGCTTCGCAGGCCCTCACTCTGACCGTACCAGCCATTAGCAAAGCACGCAAGTGGATTTTTTATTATCCAGGAAAGGACAAAGACCATGACCAGCATCTACGGCAACACCATCAAGAAAATCCCGGGCATTACCAGCGCAGTTGTCGAAATAGCCGCCGAACGTCTCATGCCTCCACAGTATGACGAATTTTGCGCCGCATTTATGGGGGAGACAAGCGCGGTTACGGCCGCATATTGGCGCGAAAAGGCAGAGATGTGGCGGGTGCAGATTGACGAAAGCACTGGGCGATTTTGCCCAATATGCAGCTCCGAGCTGCGCAAGTCGAGCGGGGATAATAATCTATACTGGTGCAATGTCTGCCGCGATACTATCCGCCCAGACAGCGCTATAGAGTTCGACTGGAACGCTCTAAAAAAAATAGCGGAAATTGAGAGCGAGAGAATGCCGACGGAAATGCCGACGGAAACCATAAATTAAGATTTTATCCCAAGGAAAGAAAAACTATGGAACTGAGCTTGTACAAGGAAGACTTAAGACCAGAGTACAAAGACGTTAATCCCACGGCGACCAGCTTTGAGAATTTCAGCGCCGCGGCGCAGAAAGCGATTAAGCTGGTTGGAAAAGCCGTGTACCACGAGTATGGAACGTACCACTACTATAACCCGATTTACCCACCGGTTAAGGAAGGCGGAAAGAAGTTGGATAATACAAAAAAGGGAGAAAAATGAGAAACATACATCCTGAGATTTGGGCTGATGACTGGTTCTCCGAGTTGGAACCGCTCGGTAAACTGATTTGGATTGGGGTTATATCAAAAGTGGCTGATGACCAGGGGCGCTTTCGTAACAACGCCGAATTGGTAAAATCCCAACTTTTCCCCATGACGTCTACTCCGGGAGCAACCGAAATATCTTTATGGCTTTCGTCATACGCCACGGATGGCCGCCTGATTGCCTATGATGCAAACGGCAAGAGTTTATTTCAGGTGCGCAACTGGTGGAAATACCAGAACTCCAGCCAGTGGATGGCGCGCAGCACCTACCCAGCGCCAGCGAATTGGCGCGATTGGTGGAACATAAACGGGAAGGGCAGAATACCAGATACAGCGCCATATCCAAAGGAAACGGCAGGTATATATATCCCGATATATACCCCAATAGATACCCCGGTATATATCCCGACTGATACCCAGGTAAAAATCGAATACGTTAACGATAAAGAGAAGGTTAACGATAACGATAAGGATAAGGAGAAGGGCAAGGGCAACGGCAACCCAGAACAAAAACCACAAACCCAGGCTGCTGCTGCTCTTCAATTCGGCCAAAACATCGGATACCAAAAAGCGGTTCGCTTACTTGAAGGCGCGGCCAGAATGCCAGCACTCCCGGCGGACGGGCAAAAGTATCTCGAAACCGTCCAAAGTATGCTGGAGAGTTACGGAGAAGAAAAAACCCGCGCAGCACTCGAAGCTGCCCGCGTTCGCTGGACATCCACCCCCAGAAAAAACGGGTATGGAAATTACAGCGTGATAAATTTCGGGTGGGTTGATTGGGCAATGGAAGAAATAACGAAAACCAGGAGAAACGATGAAAACAATTCAAACGGCAACACAAAATTACCTGGGGCGAGTGCAGTCACCGAATCAGACCGCGCAATCGCCGCGCAAATCCGCGCCGCTCGCGGTCTGCCAGCACTGCCAGGGGACTAGGTACATTCGGTATGATGTAGAAATTGGTGACCCGCGATTCGGAAAAGTTTTCCCTTGCCAGCGTTGCAATAACGATGCCGCAATTATGGTAAGTGGATTGAACCCGGACGAAACGAAATTAACTCTTGATGCGCTGATAACAAAAGACCGCCCTGGAACCGCCAGGATGGTTTCGGCATGTCGCAGATTTATGAAGTCAAAAACCGGTATGCTTTCCATTTATGGCGGCTACGGAAACGGAAAGAGTACCGCCCTGAGAAGCATAGTCAATCAATGTCTATCTGAGGGAATTGAAGCGCGGTACATGACCATGTATGAGGTGATGGCTTACGCCAGGGAAGCATTTGAGAGCCGCCAGGCGGGCGATACGGATGCCGGAAGAATAACAAGACTGGCAGGAACTCGCGTTCTTTGCCTTGATGAATTAGATAAGGGGCGCATGAGTGACTACGCAATCGAAATACAAACCCATTTGTTTGAAGTGCGATACCGCCGCGCCGACGTTTTGGGAACCGTTGTAGCCTGGAATGGAGCGCTTGATACTCTCAAAATGCCGTGGGTTGTTTCGAGAGTATCTGAGTTTGAAGTCGTCAATAACACAGATGCAGACTTGAGACCCGTAATAGGAGGCGTGAAATGAATACAGCAAAATCAGCAGTGGAAGTTACTCTCTCGACAAAACCATATAACCAGATGAGCAACCTAGAATTAACCCATCAGCGCATGGCGCTTGAAACCCTGAACGGCGGGTGTGACGATTGGCGCGAATGGCAAAAAATCTCCGATGAATTTTGCCGGCGCGGGATGGTTTCCAACTCGGAAAAATGCCAGGGGCGGGCAAATTATTACGAGCGTATGCAGAACGATGGATTGGCGGCGCAATGAAAAAAACCCACCTTTGCATGTATCCCGACTGCGCCACCGAACTAACCGGCAACCGCAAACTATGCGAGCCGCACAAGCTGGCCTACGGGCGCAAAAGCCCGCTTGACCGGAAGTGTGAGACCTGCGGCGAGCCAGTCCCGTCGCGATTCAAATTCTGCGAGCGCCACGGCAAAGAGCGAATAGCCAGACGCACTTTTGACAAATACACCAACAAAAACCGCTGTAAATGCCGCAAATGTGGTGAGTGGATCGAAGGCACAAAAACCCGCCGCGTGTGCGACGCCTGCAAGGGCGCGCCCGCGCCAGACGCCGCGCCGCGCCTGTGCAGGTGGGAGCTATGCCCGAACCCAGATGTTCCTGTGGAATACGGGCAGAGCAAATACCATATCGTCTGTTCCTATTCTGTCCGAAAACTGCAAAACGCCGAGGGCAACCGGCGCAAGGCTGGCGCGCGCCCACCGAAGCCGCCCATCGTGGTGGTGTCAAGTGTGGCGGCCAAGCTACCGCCGCCGCCTGAGCCGGTTGAGCCAGTGGTTGAGATTATCACCGATCCGGTACAAACAAAACGAAAGTATACCCAGCCTGTTGTTGATCCGAAATTTAACCTGACCGAATATAAAATTGATGCGATGCTCCACGTCCGCGAACTATACGCCCAGGGTAGGGTATACGATGCTTACATGGCAGCAGCCTATTATCGAATCAACCTGGACGCAATAATCAGAAACGACAACCGGGGCGGGACAGTTGATATTTTTCGCCAACCGCGCCACGCGAAAACGTGGTAAAATGTAAGCAATTCAGCGTGTACTTTTTATATATCCAGTAAAGGCGCAAAATGAAGTATCGAACAAAAAGTTACTTTTGCCCGAAATGCCTAAAAACACTCACGGTTTACGCGCCAACAATCGCAACTGTGCGCATGGAGTATGAGCAAGCTATCAATAAGCACAGTCGAGAGTGCTGGCTAACGCCGGTCGTAGTAGACGAATATCGCACATGCGGCGCAACCGACATTTCGGATGGCGTATGTATTGAACGCGGCACTCGCCGCTAATGCAAACCGTTAGGCGGCTGTCATCTGGGATTGAGCCGTTATCCCTAGAGCGGCCAGAAGAAAGCGAGCGTGGTCTGGAAGGGTACTCGCAATGGTTCTTTCCCAGATGACGGCCTCCTAACAAAGCGCCCGCATGACCGCGACAATCTCCCCAAAACGTGGTAAAATAATCCCGTTCATGGTTTCCCCCTGCAACCCCCAGCCGCGCCCCCACCGGCTGGGGGTTTGTGTTACAATTTGCAAAATTAGCCGGAGATGTCCTTATCTGTCTACCGGTAGTAGACAGTGGGACGGCTGGGCGGGGTCTGTTGCAAGCAGGCCACGCCAAACTAAACCGCTCTTTTTGGGGCGGTTTTTTGTTACCAATCTCTTGACAAAACTAACATTATACGTATAATATGTGTATAGGTTGATGCGAACATCAGCCGACACAACAGGAGAAAATCATGAGCGAAAACTATAAAATCAGCCGCAGCAACGCAGCGAACTACGCAATCATGAAGCTGGAGCCCGATTGCGACGGAGACCTTGAGTGGAACGCGATAGGTTTTGTCTTTTTCAATGAGAAAATCAACGGAAAAACTGCTAAGCAATCGTCCGACGCAGAACTAATTTCCGACTTTCTCTCTGGTTCAAAGAACTGGAGCGTGCGAAAATGAACGGAACTGAGTACATCAATGAAAACAGAAATAACTTCCGCATGAGCGGACGGATTGAAAAAATCCAGCAAATTGCCCAGCGCGAAGGCGTTAGTACCGACCAGGTAAAAATTCACATTGGAAATGATTGGCAGTGGGATAAGCGCAAAAATCGAACGGAAGCACAGAAAAAAGCGGTAAAAATCGGACAGACGAACAGCACAACCCACGGAAGGTCACTCGAAACCGTTTTTGCGTGGGTTGAGTAAAAACGCAGCCCCTACCAGCCGCCCGGCCACCAACCGGGCGGTTTTTTGTTGCTTGCAATTCCGTTCGTGGTTGCGCCGCCTGGGTCATGGGTGCTATAATGGGCGGTAGGAGATTTGACGCATGAGCGAACAGATTATGAAACTAGCCGTGAAAATTATCCGGGCGCTTCTCGATTGGGCGATGTCAGACCCGCGCAAGCGGCGCGCGATTATTGAACAGGCGCGGATGTTGGTTATTCAGGTTGAAACCGCCCTGGCGCAGATTGACCAGGCAGAATGACACCTACCGCCGAACTTCTTCAGCTTATCAACACTGGCGGGGTTTTGGCGCTGTTAGTGTTTTTCGTGTGGGCATTTTATGCGGGAGAAATTATCTCTAAAAAGTCTCTTGACCGGATACTTGAAGCCTACAAAGACCAAACTGAAGCCATGTTTCAGAAGGCCATTACCGATATTTTGGACGAAATCCGCAAAAATCGGAGCTGGTGAAATGTTACTCATTATCAAACTAATAGCCGCGTTTTTCATCGGCCTGGCTGGCCACCAGGCGCACAAGCCAACCCACGTATTCGGACCTCGCTGGGGGTCTCTGGTTCGGTACGCGATTGGGATAATTCTCTACATTCCCGCCGCGATGCTGGTCAAGTCTTCCATTCCCACCCACAATGATACCCACTGGGGCGAGATGGAGCGCGACGCAAACGCCATGCTGCTGGCGGCTGGGGCGGTTGGTTCTGGGGTGCTGATTGGGCACGTTTTGGAAAGCCACGGAGAAAACCATGAACGATGAAGACCTGAAATATTACGACCTGATTATCGGCGCAACGTTCGCCGTCGCCCTGCTAATGATTGGCGGATTTGTGTACCTAATTTGGGGGCAGTGATGGACAATAACGATAATGACCCAGTTGCCCACTTTTTAGTCGTTGCGCTGTTCCTTGCGCCGCTATTGGTTATTTTTGTGACGATACTCGTGGGGGTAAAATGAGACGCAAAATTGTAATTGACGGCGAAGTACACTCCAGCAAAAACAGCCGTCGCATCATGCGCAACCGCAAAACCGGCTTGCCGTTTGTGGCGAAATCCGAAAGCGCCAAGGCGGACGAATCATCATTCGCCTGGCAGTTGGCTGGGCAGGCGGAAACCTGGCAGGCCATGATACGAGACCAGGAATACCCGGTAACGATTGTTTTTGAATTTAGGCGCGCCACCCATCGCCGCTTTGATTATGTCAACCTGGCGCAGGGTGTTTTAGATGCGATGGTAAAAGCCGGATACCTGCCAGATGACGACGCCAAGCACGTTATACCCGCGTTTGTTCCGTATGTTGTCGCAAAAGATAATCCCGGCTGTGATGTGTATATTGGGTGATCCTATGACTATGACCAAACCAGATCCCCGCGAATTGCAAATGATGACGGTAACATGCAATTATTTCGACGCCGCCATAGAGCTTGCCGTCGCCATCCGCCAGATGAACGACCTAACCGCCGCAGACATCACCACCCAGCCGCGAGAGTTTTGGGTGCGCTGGCTGGCGGCGGCTGATGTGATATTGGGGAAAAAATGAGCGAACAAAAACCGGAGTATAAAACCGACGCCCTGAGCGCGTATAGACCGCAGGTAAAAAACGCGAATAAGCATACCGCTCGCGGCCTGGGGATGCTGGGGCAATCAATACAAACTGATGGTATTGGCGATGGTATTACAGTTACCGCTGACGGAGAGACAATCAGCGGCGCGGCACGTCTCGAAAAGCTGGCGGACATTATGCCGGGCGTGAAAATAGTAGAGATTGAAACGGACGGAAACACGCTCATTGTAAATAAGCGCGTTGATATTCCGAACGCGAAAGATCCCCGCGCCCTGAGATTGGCGGTTGCTCACAATCGCGTGCCGCAAATCGATTTGGATTGGGACGTTGACGTTCTGCGCGAAATTGCCGAAGCCGAAGCCGGGGCGCTGGATAGTTTGTTTTTTGAGACTGAACTGAATAGGATAGCAGGGATACAGGAAGAAATAGACCCTAATGAGTTGTGGAAAGGTATGCCGGAGTTTGAGCAGGAAGATTTATCGCCCGCCAAGTCTATTACCGTGAATTTTGCATCTATGAATGATTATGAAAAATTCGCAAGTCTCGTAGGGCAAAAACTGACAGAAAAAACCCGCTCTATATGGTATCCGCAAGCGCAAAAAATAAACATGACGGATATATACAAAGATGAATCCTAGATACCCTATTTATATTATCTCAAAGGGACGATGGGAAACCCGCCACACATCAAAGGCGCTCGAAAAAATGGGCGTACCTTATCGCATCGTGATCGAAAAATCAGAGTATAAAAATTACTCTGCGGTAATTGACCCCGCGAAAATACTTACATTACCGGAAGATTTTAGACAAAATCCGCTTTATGCGATAAAAGACCAATCTGGGCAATGCGGTGGCGGAATACCTGCGCGTAATTTCGTTTGGGAACATAGTATAAGCGAAGGACACGAGCGGCATTGGATTTTGGATGACAACATAACTTCGTTTTTGTACTGGAATAAAAACAGAAAATTAAAGGTTGAAACCGGCTCTACTTTCGCAGCGTGCGAAGATTTGACCGACAGGTACGAAAATATAGCGTTAGCCGGGATGAATTATTTTATGTTCGTTAAGCAAAAATATAAAGATAATCCTGTTCACCTAAATACCCGCATCTATTCTTGCATCCTGATAAATAACAAAATACCCTACAGATGGCGCGGGCGATACAACGAGGATACAGACTTATCATTGCGGGCGCTAAAAGATGGCTGGTGTACTTTTCTCTTTATGGCTTTTTTGTGTCACAAACTTCCGACAATGACCGTGAAAGGCGGCAACACCGAAGCCCTGTATAAACTCCAAAATGAAGATGGCCGCTTACTTATGGCCCAATCATTGCAAGCGCAGCACCCGGACGTTGTGAAAATTACCCGCAAGTGGAACAGATGGCAACATCAGGTTGATTATCGCCCGTTTCGCAAAAACAAGCTGATACCAGTTCCCGGACTTGAAATACCGCAAGGTATAAATAATTACGGCATGGAATTGGTAAAACTTGACACACCATAACTGACATGACAGACGCAAACAGCCCCAACGCCAAAAGGAAAGTATCTGCCGCCGAGCGCAAACGCCAGGCGCTGGATTTTCGCATGGCTGGGTTCACGTTCCAGCAAATCGGCGACAAGCTCGGCATTACCAAACAGGCCGCGCACCACCTGGTGGTCGAAGCCCTGGAAGAGACCCGCGCCAAAATCGCGGAAAGCTCGGAACAGGTGATGCAGATGGAATTAGACCGGCTTGATTCGCTGTGGCGGACAGTGTACCCCCAGGCCAAGCAGGGCAACCTGGGCGCGATTGACCGGTCACTGCGAATTATGGAACGCCGCGCCCGCTTGCTGGGGTTGGATGCGCCCGCCAAAACGGATGTGACCAGCAAAGGCGAAAAAATCCGCCTTGTTTGGCCGGGAATGGAAAAGCCAGATGCCAACGATTGAACTCCCAGGAATGCACACCGCGCAGCAACAAATCGTTGCCAGTGATGCGCGTTTCAAGTGCATAGCGGCAGGCAGACGTTTTGGAAAGACAATGCTTTTAGCCGGGGTTGGATTTCGGCGCGTTACTCTTGGCGGGCATGTTCTCTGGATTGCACCGTCATACCAAATCGGTGAAATCGGATGGCGAATGTTACGCGCGCTGGCGGCACAAATCGGCGCTAAAATCAAGGAAGGCGAAAAGCGGGTAGAGTATGCTGGCGGGTGGGCGCAAATCAGGAGCGCAGACAGCGCGGGCGGGTTGCGTGGTGAGTCTGTGGATTTAGCGATATTTGACGAAGCCGCTCACATTGCGAACCTTGAACGCATTTGGGAACAGGAAGTAAGGCCGTCTCTGGCAGATAATAAGGGACGGGCTTATTTTATTTCAACGCCGAAGGGCTTTAACTACTTCGCTGATTTGTTCAATCAAAAAGGTGATGAATGGCAATCATTCCAATTCCCCACCACGGCGAACCCCTACATTGACCCCGCCGAAGTGGAGGCCGCCCGTTTGCAACTGCCCGCGCTGGTCTTTCGCCAGGAATATATGGCCGAGTTTGTCCAGCTTGCGGGCGCAATGTTCCGGCGCGAATATTTCCAATTTAGCGACACCCTGCCCAGGGCGACCATCCGTCATTGGGATTTGGCCGCCAGCACGAAAACCCAGGCAGATTACAGCGTGGGCGCGCTGGGTGGGCTTGATGACGATGGGCGCTTGTTCGTGGCCGATGTTGTGCGCGGGCGCTGGGAATGGCCTGCGCTGATTCGCATTATCCGCGATACGGCGCTGTCAGACGGCAACGGGGTTATACAGTCAGTTGAAACCGCCGGGACGCAAAAAGGTATGCTTGACCTGCTGCTGGCCGAGCCAGCTTTGGCCGGGATTGCGTTTCGTGGGGTGACACCGACGCAAGACAAAATCACCCGCGCCCAGCCTGTACTAGCCCGCGCCGAACAAGGAAAGCTAGTACTCCGCCGCGCCGCCTGGAATGCTATAATGATTGATGAGTTTTGTGCTTTCCCGGAGACGGAACACGACGACCAGGTAGACGCTGTTAGCGGGATGCTGGCCGCGTGCGCCAACCTGATACCAGCCAGTAGGATGATTGACTTTGCGTAGGAGCAAAAATGCTAAAAAGATTTGTGAAATTTTTCCGGCCTAAAACAAAAGCGCCTGCGCAACCGGAGCTACCGCAGTGGTGGTTAGACATGGCCGGGGCGATGGAATACAGCGTTCCGATGCCAGAAACCTACGAAGCGCAAGCGCAGTTGATGACCAAGGTCTCTTACCTGTATACAGCCGTCACCCTGACAGCGCAGGCGGCAGCAAGTCAGGATTTTGACATCTATAACGGCGGGAAAGAAGTAGAAAATCACGAACTCGAAAAGCTGCTAAAATCCCCGAACCCGAACCAAACCGGTTTCGAGTTTTTGCGCGACACGTTCATCTATCGCCTGCTAAACGGTGGCGCGTATTGGTGGATTAATTATGTCAACAGCAAGCCGATTGAGTTGTGGTTGATACCGCCCGGCAACATTGAACCAAAGCCAGATGAAAACTTAGGCATTCGGGAGTATTGGTATTATCCTGGGGATGGTAGTTACGTTGTGCTGCCGCCCGAACAAATCATATGGTTTCGTGGTTTTCACCCGTCAAACCAGTTTGCCAGCCTTTCGCCGCTCGTGCCGTTGCGCCTGAGCCTGTCAACCGACATCGAAACGCAAAAATATCTAAACCGAGTATATGGCGCAAACTCTGGCCGCCTACCCGGTATTATCGCGTTCAAGTCGCCAGTCGGTGACAATGACTGGCGGCAAATCAAAAACGACATCAAAAACGCCAGCGAGAGCCGCAATTATATGATGTTGCGCGGCGTGGGCGATGGCGTGACCTGGCTACAGGCGGCGGCGAGCGTGAAAGAAATGGAAACCCTGCAAGGGCGCGAGATGACGAAACAAGACATCTACGAAGCCATCGCGCCGGGCTTATACCAGATGACTAGCGTAAATGCCACCGAAGCCAACGCAAAAGTTGGAAAATCCGCTTTTGCCGAATTTACGTTGTTCCCGATGCTGACGGCGACCAGCCAAAAAATCAACAAAGACCTGTCGCCCGCCCTTGGTGAAAATATTACGATTGAGTTTGACGACCCGCGCCAGGTTGACCAGGCATTGAAGCAAATCGAAATGACTGTTTATGCCGCCTACCACACCCTGGATGAGGTGCGCGAAAAATTCGGGAGTGACCCGATTGGTGATGAGCGCGGCGCGTTACTGCCCAGTCAAATCACGCCACCCAGCGCCCCCCAGCCCGAGCAGCCAGCCCAGCCCGCCGAAGCGCAGCCAGTCGCGCCGCCTGATATGACGCCCGCCGATACACTGCCAAGCACAAAGCATGGAGACCATAATCAGCAAAGCCATGCCGGGGGCGGAACTGTAAGACAGGAAAGCCCTGGAGGTAGAGCATTGGGCGGAGTTACGACAATAGGCATGAATGAAGGACAATATCGGGGCGGGCAGTTTTTGCCAACTACCGAACTTCAAAAATGGGATAGGGCAGAGCAGCGCGTAAATGCCGACTATATGAGCAAAAAACAATCTGTGAGCCCGAAATATGGCGGATGGGAAACCCCGCCAACTCCAACCAGCGTACCAGTTCACACACAACTTTCTGGAGTAGCGCAATACGATAAAATTTCTGATACATATGATATAAGCACGGTTTCCGAACAAACTATAGCCTACCGCGGAGGCGATAAGTATCGGCAACATCTTAGAAGTGCGGCAGAATCATATAATTCTGGGCAGAGATGGCGAGAAATGAACGAGGATGAATTATCCTACAGACAGCAGAGAATAGAAAAAATCGCAGGAATAAATAAGAAATCAGAAAACGAATACAACGACGGCATGGGCGCAATTACCGACGAACTCAAGCGCTGGAAACGCTACGAAGCTAACCAGGAAAGCAAGGCCGCCAAAAAGCCTTTTGACGTGACGGCCATCCCCGCGCCGCTGGCAATGCAAGTCAAAGCCGGGTTGCAGGCTGGGCTGGGCGTGGATGTTGTTTTTGCGGACGCGGCAAAATCTCTGCCGGTTGTCATGCTGGCGCTGGCGATAAACCGAGAATGAAAACAGAACAAATCCGCGCCGCCGTAATGTTGAACCCGGATGTATACCCATACTTATCCGGTCGCGTGCGATTCTCTCTGTATGACTATGACGAAACAAAAACAGAAGCAACCTATTTCCGCCAACTTTGGAGTAGGGTATTGGCTTTGTACCGCTCCGAAATCCACATGGGCGAGTTTTTGACCGAGCTTTCCAACATCGTACAAAACCAGATAACCCGCGCTTGGCGGGCGGCATTGCGTGACGAAGGGCTAGACCCCAATCTAGCATCTACCCCAGGCGGAGAGTTTTATGACGAGATGGAAGCGATGGTACTAAGCGAATTTGATTATGCCGATAATTTCGCGTATGACATTGCGCGGGCTGGCGCGAACCAGTCCGGCTTTGAGCCGTTTCGGATGAGAACCGAACTTTGGGCAAATCGGTACAATGACGCCTACAATAAGGCGACGCTTGAAATTAATACCCAGCTTGGCGGCAAACTTGAATGGAAACTTGGCGAAACGGAAGAACACTGCGAGACCTGCGCCGCCTTGAATGAACTCGTAGCGTTTGCCCATGAATGGCAGACGGCTGGCTTTCGCCCGCAAAATCCACCCAACCCGCTTCTGGACTGCGGCGGCTGGCAATGCGATTGTAAATTGGTTGCCACCGACAAACGACGTAACCCGAAGGTGCTAAATACCCTGATGAATATTGCAGTAGCGCGGGGGATATAATGGCCGACAAAATCACCGTCAAAATAAGCGGGCGGTCTGTAACTCTCAAAGAGTTTACCGACACACTGAAAGACATCCCGCTCAAACTACGCGGGCGAGCGACAAAAACCATGCTGGAATATTTGCGCGATGAATTTCGGCGGCAGAGTATCAGCTATCCGGCTTACAGGCACGTGACCAGGGAAAACGCCTACGGGAATTATCACGGTCACAATGCGAAAGGCTGGAAGAGCGCTAAACAGCGCCGATTTGTCATGATGAAAATCCGCTCTGGAGAAATTACCCCAGGCACGCCACGCCGCACCGGAGCATGGGCGCGGGGTTGGCAGGTGCGCGGCGATGGCGTAAAATCCACGCTGTACAATGACGCGCCTGGGGTGCAATGGGGGCACGGCGAAGATACTCACGCCATGCAGCTTGCCATGGTGGGCTGGTCGCCGCTCGGAGAACTGATTGAAAACAGCCTGCCCGACGCGATGGAATATACAGCAGAGTGGATCAAAGAAGAAATCATTAAGATGATAAAGTAATTGACAATCGTTTACAATAGTGCTACACTTGCTTTGAAAACTAAATACGTTTCCGGGTGCATATGCCTAACGAGGCCGCCAACCGGAAACCAACGCAATGCCTAACGAGGCGCGTCAATCCAGCGATGGACAGACGCGCCTATTTTATTCCCGGAGAATTTATGAGTGATGAAGAAATCCAGCCAACCATAAAAGCCGAAGGTGACTACCGTCTGTTAGTTTTGGGCGCTCCCTACGGTGGGCAAAAAGACGGCAAAGACAGCGACGGCGAATATTTCAGCGAGCGGACAAACATCTATTCCGAGCAATTCCCGACCGTGCCAGTTTTTTACTATCACGGCATGACCCCCAGCGGCAGCCCCCAGGGACGCCCGGAAGTTATCGGGACGGCAAAACACGCCTACGCGGATGAGCGCGGCCACTGGTACGAAGTCACGCTAAACAAAGCCAGCGAATACGCCCGCCGTGTTTGGGAAGCTGCGAAGAATGGAATTGCCCGTGCTTCTTCCGGGGCAATCGCCCACCTGGTACGCAAGGCCAAAGACGGCGAATTGATAGATTGGGCTATTGCGGAGTTATCAGTTTTCGACACCGGGCCGGGCAGACAGCCGGCCAACCAATACGCGGTTGCATTACCAGCCGCGAAAGCCAACTACCAGTCCGCCGGATTGGTATTAAATTTTCAACAGGAGAACAAAATGAGTGACAACCAGAAAGCCGATTACACCATCACCGGCGGGACTATCAGCATGGAAGCGATGGAACAGGCCGTCGAAACCGCTGTCCAGGCCGCCGTTGAAAAACGGATGAAAGCCCAGGCGGATGCCGCCCAAGCCGAAGCCGCCAAAGCCGCCGAGATTGAAAAGGCTGTACAGGCAGAACGCGCCAAGTGGGAAGCCGAAGCCGCCAAGAATCAACGCCTGCCCCAATCTGCCCCTTACCAGGCCAAGTTTTCCGACACCTGGAAGTTCGACAACCTGAGCGCTGCTGACCTGTCGCTGGCCGCCAGTGTTTTGCAGTCGCGTGACAAGCCCGTTTCCACTGGGGCAGTCAAGGCGTTGGCTTTCAAAATCTCGGAACTCAAAGACGACAACACCTTAGAGGGCCGCGACGCTGTGAACTATGTCAAGTCGGCATTCAAGGCCAGCACCGGAATTGCCCCCACAGCCGACGCCATCAAGGGCGTTACCGACCCGATGTTGACCACCGGCACGACCGATGGCGGTAACTGGGTCAATGCGCGACAACTCCTGGTGCAGCCCTTCCCTGCCCTCGCTTTCAAGTCGCTCTCGCAGG